TGATGTGTCGAGAACAATTGTTGCGGTGCTTATTGTTACCCAGCTTGTGGACACATAAATTGCCGCAGATTCGGTTGATGCAACGGCAATGGTCACCGCCTGGTCTTTAATTCTCAATGTGTCAACGGACAACTCTTTTATGTATGTCGAAATATTGTTAGGGGTGATCTGACCCGCAACATTTGGAGCGCTGACCCATGACCAAATAAGCTCGTTAAAGGTTATCGCATCAAACCCACCACCTAAATCCTTCAGCTCGGAATCTAAAAATAGAGCCGTTCCGTCCGCAATAGTGTTTGAACCCATTGGTGTGGAGTCCACCAGGTAGGTTATTTGCCCACTCGGGCCATATCTAATCTCAAATAATGTGTCTATTGCGTATGCACCCAAATTTGAAATCACAACGCCAGACTCATAAATATCAACTGTGCCATCAGCTCGACAATAGAATGCAAACTCCATATTTGTTGCTATGGCTGAAGGTGCCGTTGTCAGCCCTATAATTTTATCTTTTGTTGTGTCAGTTGCCTGAAACTTTAGAGATGCACTTGTGTAGCTTTCAGTTGAGTATGCCGATGCGTCAAAACTCACATTGCCATCTGTTTTGGACACTGACGTTGCTGTTGACGCAATTGCAGGCTGAATTACAAACGTGACACCTCTAATATACGCATAGGCATAACTGATTAAATCCACAGATGAATTTAACTGCTCGACACCAGCGATGATTTCATTGAACTCAATGCCCTCCAATGCAATGACATTTGTATAGAGAGAGGTATCAAGATAAAACGCCCTACTCGTGCCAACCGCAGTTCTCGTCAATACAGTCGCCCCATCTATCTTGTAGTAGATATTGTCGTCCTGATAAGTAACGCTCAGCACTGTGGTGCCTGGAACATTGGTCCCATATGCCCCAACAAGTGAGCCACTTTCCCAGACTTGAATGTTATTGGCCCCATCGGTCAATAACCCATATTTTAGTGATGAGAAGCTTGCGCTTGACTTGCCCCCATCCGTTAGCCCAATAACGGCCGAACCAGATATAGACACTGTGGCTCTTGCGACACAATGAGTATTATACGTTTCGGCAGAATACGCAGATGTGTCCCAGACGTTTGCGGTCCCAGCCAATTTCTTAACAAAACCCTTCGTTAGACCAAGCGGCGCAACTGTAGTGTTGACATTGGTTGTGTTGGCGTAATCAACGAAACTTACTGTATTTTCCTGCTCTACGCCATCAACAATTTCATTAAATTCAACGTCCTCATAAGCGTATATAACCCCATCGCCACCAAAGTAAGCCGCATAATTTATCGCACCAAAGCCAGCACTTACCTTTGGTGCAGTATCGGTCAGACCAATCATACTGCTTCGAGCTGAATTCACTACAGTGGCTCTTACCACACACCCCGTATTATAGGTTTCAGTTGAATAAGCGGCCCCATCCCATCCTGTCGCTCCAGATGTTTTTTCAATAGAGCCTCTTGCAAGCCCCAGGCCCTCATACACAGTGTTCCACGCTATAGTGTTCGAACCCTCTACGGATGAATATATGTCTTCGAAGCTTGCGCCAACAGTTGCACCGTCAGCAGGCTTGCCAGCCCCACCAATGCCACTCCATTGAATGCCCGTTCCACTCGACAGCACCACATCGCCAACCCCATTTCTGATAACGATTGATTTGAATTCGGCATTGCCCAAGGCATCGATACTGAACTGACCAGCGTTAATGTCTATCGTGCCTGATGTGATCCCTACCGCACCATTCGCACCCACGGTGAATGTGCCTTCGTTTACATCCATTGCACCTGAAAATGTTCCAGTTGCCGCACTCAAATCACCAGCGAACGTTCCAGTTGCCGCACTCAGCTCGCCAGCGAAATAAGCACCACCAGCGTTGTCCAGATAAAATTTGGCATTGCCGGCCGTCTTCAACCCAGTCCCATACCATATAGGGTAGGAGCCAATATCTGAAATCTCAACCCGCCAACCAGTTGTAACAGGGCTGGTCTTCATTGTGCCTGCGGTAAGAGTCCCCATGTCGGAGTTGACCGCACTTAGATTATTGACGTTTATTTCATTGGCTGTTACCGCATCGGCCGCAATGGACTGTGTGTTGACAGACCCATCAACCAGCAAATCACCCTTGATGCCGACTTTTGTTACGCCATCAACCAAGCCAACGCCAAACACTGCACCCGCAGGAGCATCATCAGTTTCGGGCTGAACAATAATAAATCTGTCCGCCTCAATAACAACGTCACCATTTCTGCCAGGATCAGCAAGTATGGCGTCAACTGCCGACGTTACATCTGCCGTTGAAATCGCTTGAGAAAATTCAGAAGAGTATGTTGTTCCCGTTACGCCAAACTCATCAACCCCCTGCAGTTTTATATACCATGTGCCTTCAGCGGCAGGAAAAGACATTACTCTTTCCGCACCCTCATACACCAAATTCCCCGCACTTGGCGTGAACAATGTGGTTTGAGATGCGTAAATTCTTGTGTATCTGTAATCAGGATCAACTGGCGGCGTGTAGCCGACAAACATCATCCCTGCGCCCGCCGTAAGCGTTACGCTTGAGAATGTTGCTGGTGGTGGATTGGTCACAGCCAAAGTAGCGTCATTAGACAAATTCCCATAGAAATCTCTCGCTGTTACTTCTAGCGATATAGCTCTAAATGGACCACCATTCTCTACGTTCATCTCAAACGAGTAGGTGTATTTTGCCTCAGTAACATACTCAGTTCTAAGTAAGTTCACCCCTTCAAACACCTTTACCTGAAAGTCTCTGAACCATGGCGATTGACCACCGTTGCCAAGCGCAGGTGCATCAATGACCGAATCCGCATCAGTATCCCAAGTAAACTCAGCGTTTCTACCTTCAAAGGTGGTTGATGTTTGACCTTTTACCGCAAGGTTGGTGACCGAAACCAGTGTTATTTGGTAGAAATCACCAAGCACATGGTCGATCTCAACACTTGTTGACACTGCCAATGCAAGGTTTTCGGCATAAACTTCAAATCTGTATGTGCCTTGAGCCGCCCCGTCAATTCTGAATGACTGACCACTTACCCTAACTTCCGTTTCTTCGCCGCTATCCAGCGACCATCTAACGATGTGATGAGAAAGCAACGGGTCGGGCGATGGTGACCAAGATATGTCAACGTATCTGGTAATCCCTTCCAACCAGACATACACACCTTCATTAACCACAATGCCCGTAGGTGGAATCACAGCGTTTGTATTTGCATATGGCTGTTGATATATAGGCTCAAGCTCAAGGCCGCCGTCAATATCTATGTATTTTTGCGGATCATAAGCGACAGCACTTATTTCATAGAAGCCATCGTCACCGCCCTTTGCTTCATTGATCCAAAGAATTCTGTATTGCTTTTGTGGTGCCGCACCCGAATACAATGCCCACACCGCTTCACTATCTGGCACTACGGAAAGCGCAGGGAGAACCGTAACACTTTGAGTTAGTCCAGGCGATGTGACAACCGAACTTGTCTCTACCGTTCCATCAGGCATAATTAGGCACAGTGTATACGACTGACCAGAGATTAAATCAACCTCGGCGTCAAGCGGTATAACTGTTGTCGTTGCGCCAGTGGAGATTCTACCACCCAATCTAATGTCGTTGTGCTTCAGTGGATCTGAGATGGCAATGACATCACCAGGCACATTTGATAACCCACTTAGACCAACATTGAACCCAACCGTGTCGGTTTCCATTCTGCTTGTTAGTAGAATGCGCTTTCCAGCTCTATGAGCTTGACCTCTCGATGTGCAACCTACAGCAACAATTTTCTTCTCTCTGTAGCCATATCTCTCAATGCCGTCAGTATCCTCAACATACTCAGTTGCTACCTTGTAGAAGTCATCTGGATCATTCCACTGAACCAATGCAACTGTGTATCTAACTTGACGACCTGAGCCAGCGTAGTTGAATTTGCCGCCAACTACATTTGCAGGTGTATACAGTGCGGAAACAGGCTTAGCCGCATCTTGCGTTGTGAAGATGCCCCCAGCGTGCCAGAACGCCATTGTGTCAAAGTTGCTTGCAATATCCTGAATGACTTTTTTTGCGTCACTGTCTTGCTGCAAATACAGATCCAGAGAATATCTTGGCTCGAAACCACCAAAGCCGTCATCTACCAGATCATCACAACGCTTTGCAATGGTAAACAAATTCCACTTGTCGATATAGTCAACTCGAACTTCTTTGCCAAGTCCGTAACGAGGGTCTGTAATGATGTCGTAAAATATCCACGCTGGACATCTTGTCCATGCTGTCACTGTCGTTCCGTCCCAGTCTGCCCCTGTGTATGTTCTGGCGACTGGATCATAAAATTCTGGACCAGGCACTTTCACTTTCATGCCCTTTAGCAAATACCCACGTCTTGGTGGACTTCTAAAGTGTCTGGCGTCAAAAGATAGGCGTGCGTGTGCGGTGTTTGGGTAGCGAAGCTTTGCATACATCAGCTCTGTGTAGCCTTTCCACGTTATCGTATCTGCAACCGTGCCGTCATTAATTTCACCAGTCAGTCTAGTCAGCGTCACGTTGTATGGCGCAACGCCAAATTGACTCAGCTCAACGTGATAGCTTCTCTCATATGTCGATGATGCCTTTCCAGAAATAACCCCATTGTCAGGCAGATCCACGACGACAGGATTCCCATTGAACCCTGCTACTTCAATTTTGAACTGAACGCTTTTGCCATTGACATCACCCGTTGTTGGGTTTCTCGCCCACAGTGCCGCAACCTGAACTGTAACTCGAATTGCGTTTGCCAATACCGAACTAACCGTTCTTGATACTGGCGCACCTACCGCCACTAGCGAATCAACCGTTCTCTCAATTGCAGCACTTGCGTCCTCATCGACTGACATCTCCTGACCTTCTATATAGGTCTGATCTTGAGTCCCCAGTCTGTAGTCTATCGAAACACCTTTGAAGTTGAGTGCCGACCCTGTTTTTATTGGCGTATCGTTTAAAAATATCGACTCAAGCGGGTCTGCAGTAGGAAAGCCTTCGATTTCCCCCTCTGTAATCCCATCAACAAATTCAAGAATAGAGACTGATCGCAAGGAATCTGCCGCCGTAACGGGAGTTTTTGCAGCTCCGCCTCCGCCACCTCCGCCACCTGCCCCGCCAATGATTGCCAATTCTGTTCCAGCACCGCTCATATTTATATATCCTTTGT